AGCTTCAGCAACCAATGGGGAGATCAAATCATCTAATGTCGATGTTGTTGTTTCGTTAGCCATAATTTTCTCCTATATGGTTAAATTGTTATTAATAATTTTTGAATTTTTCCTTACGATATTCCATGTATCTAGCTTTATCTTCAGGATTATTCATATTCAGTTCCGCCAAGTTTAAAGGTTTAGGTGTATCACCGCCAACACTCGATTTACTTCCAGCACCGCTTGGGGTTGCTATTTTAAAATGAGGGTTGTCATCTAAAAACTGTCCAACATATTCTTTGATACTCAATGGCTCTCCTTTGTCGTTATACATTGGAGCATTATTCTCACCAACAATTTCAGGTTTACCATCGTCTCCTAATTGGACTCTGTTTTTTAATAAATTAACGACTTGCTCTGGTTTGATAGCTTGTTGTTCACTTGCTACTTTAATCAATGCGTCATCAATTCTTACTTTTTGCAACTCGGCTTGGTACTGTGAAATAACTGCATCTTTTTTTGAAACAGTTTCTTTTAATACTTTATCAAATTCGCCTCGTTGTTTTTGCATCTCAACTTCTTTTGCTTCTTTTTCATCTAAGAGTTTTCGTGCTTCGTCTGGGTCAATGCCACTAAATCTTTTTTCGATTTTAGCTCTTTCCCTCGCAAGTCGCTTTTCAATGATTTTATCCAACTCGCTTTGTGCAATCATTGGTTCTTGTTGTTCAACTTCCTGTTTTGTTTCAAGAGATTCAGTATTCTCAATCTCCGTTTTTTGCTCGTCAGCCATAGTAGATTTCTCCTATATTATTAAATCGCCATCATCATTATACCAACTAGGATCAGTTGGTTGAAAGTGGTGTCGGCAATTATAACCACCACGATTTATAAAAGGATCACTACCTGATTTTCCTTGCCAAGGTTTTGATCCCCATTCTTCTTGAGCATCTTGCTCAGAGAATATTTTACCTCTGTTACGAATACAGAAATCTCTACTATCTCCAATTAGGTCTCCGTAATAAAGGTAATGAGTCAGACCAGCTTCAGTTGCTTTCGCTTTTGTAAACTGTCCGTCAAACTCCATCAAACTGTCATGTGCTAACTGTTTTGAGTATCTTCTCATATTCTCACCAGTACGATCAGCACCATAAAAAGTATGCAATCTATCTATTGCTTTTTTTCTTGCTACTTCATCTGTTGTTGTTGCTACAAATTCCACTAACTCATCTATCTCATCTACATCAGCTTTGATATAAACTCCGTTTATTCTTTGCTGTAATTCCTTTTGCATATCACTAAATGATTTACCAGCGATTGTCGAGGAATAAACATTATCAGCAAGTGCATTAGTGGTTTCAGTTGCAATATCTAGAAAACCAGTAAATTTTAATCTTTTTAGATTTGTAATCGTCTCAATATCAACCTCAGTAAGTGTTTTGAACTTTGCTGGTATTGGCAAATCTTTCATGTTTGCAACAATGACTTTTGCTAACTTATCATACTCTCTAACTGTGTTATCAGCCCATAACAAGTAATGTTTGTCGATTGCTTCTTTGAGCTTTGGTCTAATCTCAACTGCTAATCGTGCCTCAAATAGTTTACCTTGCCTTTGCGGTAGTTCATTAGCAACCTTAACAACATCTCTTTCAAGGTTTTCAAGTGCGATGTTCAATCTGTTATTATGTCTTAATTCAATATCGTCTACAAGATTTTCTCTTAATTGTGCTAATTTCTCAATCTTATCCATTATCTTCTTTTACCCTGTCCTCTGTACTTCTTAAAACTTGCCTTTTTCTTTTTATTCATTGTGCTTGTTATTGGCTTTCTACCAATCGAAGTTCCTTTGTGTATTGGTATATGAGCAGAAAATGTTTTACTCTTTCTCATCTAAATTTTTCCAAAACTCATCAAGAGGATTGTGCTCACAGTTCATACAAGGACAACTTGGACATTGACTACCGTTTGAACAATGGCATTCGTGCTCACAATTACTACACATCATTCAATAATTCTCACAATTCGTAGTCGGCCCATATCGTTCTCCAACTCTACCTTTAATTCTTTACACATAACTCTGATACCCTCTTGATCTTCTCCGATAGACCTTGAGACTACTCGCTTTTGTGCTAAACAGTCAGCCATTCCTTGAGTTGGGACATACTCTAATACTTTATCCTCGTTTTGTATCATCATCATTGCAAATACCATTTCAATCATCAGTGCGTTCCATTCTTTTCTTCTAAATCAATAATTCTTTCTTCGTGAAACTGTATAGTCATATCGTTCTTTTTGATATTAGGTACTTCAGCTTCAATCTTTTCTTTTAACTTGTCTTGCTCTTTTGATAAGAACTCCAACAACATAAACTGCTCTTGATCTATAGGCTTTTGTGATGATGCTTCGAGTAAGTCCTGCTGCATAAGTTGTAATTCAGTTTCAATAATGTTCAGTCTTTCAATAACACCAAAAGCAAACCACGAGCCAATAAGTATAGCACCAATAATGCTTATTAAATTTTTAGCAGGTAAACTTACCTTACTGTCTTCAGATAAATCTAGCTTATTCGGCATCTTCTTCTTCAGCTACTTCTGCTTGAGTTTGTGCTGTTTCAAATACTCCTACCTCTGACTGTGCTGTGATCTCGTCATTGATCGTACTGATTACTGCATCATCATCAATAACCGCACCTACAATTTGCTTGTCAATTTCTTTCTGGAATGTGCTTGATCTAACACCACTTGCTTTTGCTTGTTGTAAGAAAGCAAGATCAGAAGCATAATCTCTTAGGTTGAAGCTGTCTGGATAATCAATTTCACCATCAAATGACTTGCCTTGCCACATAGCCCATAAAGACCAGATTTGTTCCTCTGCATTCTCAAGTAAATCAGCCTTCTCACTCAATGTAGAATTAAGATTTTCAAACTCAGTCTGTAATGCAATCCCAGATTGTACTTGAGTTTTAGTTTGTCTGACACCAGACATATGAGTTGCTCTGTCTATCATCTCAATTTTTTGCTCAATTGATGATCTGATCTCACTCAAGTTTGATCCGCTTGGCTGTAATAGAAAAGGTTTTAGCCCACTATCTAAATCATCTGGCATTGATATAATTGCACCAGCACCAGCACTAGCCTCAACTCCTTGAGTTTTTACTAGGCTTGGGTGGTTTGATAATCTAATTAGCTGTTCCATCTCAGATAACTCGTTGTAGATAGACTGTTGCAATAATGCAACATCTGTCAGATCACTTATTCCAATACCAATTCTAGGCGATCTTTTGTTATATAAACAAATAGCTGGTATGATGCCTATTTGATTAATTTTTACCTCAAGTGTTTTAGGTTTACCTCTTTCTGGTACAAATACATAAGAAATTTCATTTGGTGTCCACATTCTGTAGTACGAACCATCTGATGTTACTTCTTCTCTAACCTTTATGTAATCTAGTACATATCGACCACTTGCGGCTCTTACATAGTTCCAGTCCATAACATTATCTGGAGTTATCATGGTTAGGTAAGGTCTAATGTCTTGATTTAATTCTTCTGCTCTTGTTTGTGCGTTGCTTTCAGGTTTATCTACAAATATCCAAACGTTGCCATACACACTAGAATATGTCTGTGCATTTTTCATAAAAGCATTAAAATTTTGCCCATCTAAATCTGTGTCAGTTAAGAATGACTCTAAACTAGGATCATCTTTTAAAGTTCCATAGTCTCTTGTCGGTGGTACTCTAAATAAGAAACTAGAATAAATACTTATTATATTTCTGCAATGATTGTCTATAGGTGTATAATTTATTCTGTTTTGATATTCTAAATCTAATTCCATTGCATATTCATGTAAGAAACTACCTGATCTATATTCTTCTCCACCAAGATATGATCTTAAGTAAAAGTTCCATCTATGGATCATAAGATCATAGTTTTCGTGTTTGTTTTCTAAAAAATCTTTGTCTTGTATTAAAGAATTTATATTTTGACTAATTGTGTACATTATTTAACGCTCCATCTCTGAGGTAATTGTTTTGTATATTGTTTTCTTATAGGGAACAAATAATCTACTGCATATCCAATCGCATCATTCATGTGGTCAAATCCGCTATCCTTATCAGGTTGCGTAGTTCCCTCTTTGTAAAGGTGTCTTTCCAAGCCTCTAATGATGTTCTTGCACTTTGGGTCTATAAACATCATTCTTTGCTCGTTTGTATTTTTTAATCTAGAGTTTACAGCATTAATTCTATCTCTTATTTGCGGGTGTGCATTCTTAACTCTCACTGTAAATCCAGCATTTTGTAATATATTTAAATCTGTTCTTCCACCAGCAGATGTTTTTCTTTGTCTACTTGCTGGGTCTGGGTAAACAATGATTTGTCTGTTTGGGTATCTTGTTTTTATTTCTTTTACTAATTCGTCAGTATTTGATGAATATATTACGATTTCATCAATAAAATTTACTGTATTGTTTTGTAATTGAAATATAGCCGCCGACATGGGATCTATATTAAAATCCATTCCAATATGAATAGCTGTATTATTATCTTTCAAAGAACTAACATTTAATTCTCTATCAAAGTTATAATATATTGCACCAGAATATGTTTCAAATGTTGCAAGGTATTCTTGTCTAAATGTTCTTTCATCTAAATCATTTTTGGCTTGTTCTACCTCAGCACTATCAACTTGACCACCATCTAATGTAGTAAATTGAAATGCTGACCAGTCTTTATCCTCATTGCCTTTACAATATAAATCGTATGCATAATTACCAAATCCACGTGGTGTTCCACAAAAAAGAACATCGCCTTTTCTATCTGATAATGTTGGTCTTAAAACTTCAAACCATGCTTGACTCGGTATATCGGCAAATTCGTCCATGACTAAAAAATCAAGACCTACACCTCTCAATGAGTCATAAGAACGATCTGCACCTCTTAAAGCAATAACACTTCCATTAATTAATATAATTGATAAATCACTCTCGTTTGTTTTTTTTATCCAGTTTAAATCTTTCAATCTCTCTTTAAGACTTGTCCAACAAACTTGTTTTGCTTGTCGGTAAGTTGGGCACACAAACCAAACTTTTCTTTTTGGTACAGATGCATACTTAATTAACTGTCGTATTGCCAAATGAGTTTTACCAAACCTTCGTCCAGTAATCAAAACTTTAAATCTTGATTTATCTTTAACTACCTTTTTCTGAGCTGTTGTTAATGGCATATATTTTTACTTGTATCGTAACTTTACGACCAGCATATTCGCTATTTAAAAAATATTCTTTTTGTTCATGAGGTTTCAATTCGTTAACTTTTTGATTTAGCCATTGCATGATCTTTGATGTAGCATTCACAATTTAAAACCTTTTTTCCATGCTTGAAGTGACCAGTAGGCGGCAGACAATGTTTTTTGCCCTTTTACTCTTTTTAACACTCCTCCCATGCGAGCATCAAATGATCTTTTTCGTGCTGGATTATTTTTTTTAATCTTCATTTCTTTAGAGCCAAAATTAACCTTTTTGATGTTTCCAGTTGCTTTATCTCTTACAAATACCTTAAATTTCTTTACATCGCCACGCATGGGTTTGTTTAATTTAACTGTTCTGCCTCTATATTTTGCCATAATTAATCAATGAATGGTAAAGGTTCAATCATGCCAGAATTATCTGGTGTATCTGACTGACCTAAAACTTGTTTTCCTAAAAATATTTGCATTGTAACATTACCACTCTCTGCTGACTTCCACTGCATCTGTCTTAACCTCATTTTGCACTCTGCCCTCCCTTTTGTCAGATATTCGCCATAACGTCTAATAGTATTTTCTGAGCAACCGAAAAAGTCTGCAATTTCAGTGTTTGTACAACCAAGTCTTGCTAGGTTTTGTAACTGTTTTGTATCAATATTATGTTTTTTTGGTCTTGCCATAGTTCTCCTCTTTTAAACTGTTTGTATCAGTGCCTCTTACGAGTCAAATTTTTTTAATTTAAGGCCATAATTATTTATGCCTTGTTTTATTTGAATATCTTTCTTTTTAATTAATTTATTTTCTCTTTTAAATTTATTGTAGTTGACGTGATGATGCCACCTGCCGTATCGCCATACTAATTTTGATACATCTGGGTGTAATCTAACTTGCATTTGCGATTTTGGTATTGTTCCTTCTTTTGCATAAAATGCTTCTGTATTACCACCTTTTAAAACTTGTGTATTAGTTTTTTCTTGTAAAAATGCATTAAATTGTACAGTACACCAACCAGCTTTTAACATTTGCAAAGACAAATCTGTATCTTCGTTATATCTGCCTCTCCACCTAAAAGGAACATCATTTCTAATTAGATTACAACTGTATATTCTAGTGTTAACAGTAAATGCACCGTAATTATGTCCCCATTTATCAATGACAAAAAAAGAATAATTTGGTCCTGCCATAGCAATATTTTCATATCGCAATACAAAATCTTCCATCACCTTAAAAGGTGTACCATCATAGCATTTATATCTTTTGTTTTTATTCCACCTACGAAATAATTTTATATTATCGTCCATTACCCAATGCCATTTATAGCCTTCAGATATAGAGTGATCCCATATAAAATTTCTTGCGGCTCCTGGTCCCTTTGATTTAGTGCTACCAAGATCATCGCAAGTATCGTAATCATCTTGATATTTTTTATCTAATACCAGCAATTTAGATTTATCAATGACATCTGCGTATGTGTTATATTCTTGATCTTCAATAACCAAACGAAATGGTACGTTCATTTCTTCTAAAACTTTGGCTGTAAGCCTACTATCAGCTCTACCTTTTGTTGGTATATACAAAGGGAATTGTGGGTTATTCTTTGACATACCCTTTATCTTTTAAAACATTGTTCTCAAGTTTAGGAAACCAAATAAATTTAGTTTTATCGGTTACATCTTGTTTTATAATTTTAAAAAATGTTTCTAATGCCTCTTTGTTCTGAAAATGTACATGTATTGTTCTATGTGGTGACTCGTCTTGGTGTGTAAATTCTGGCAAATCTTGCCACTCTTTTTCAGTATCTAGCCACTCTGTACCTGACCCATCAAAATTAATAATTGCATCAAGTTCTTTATCTCCAAACCCAAGATTATTAAGGTCAAATCCTTTACCCATTAATTTTTCTAATTCTTGGTGTAATAACTCGTAATCCCATTCAGAGTATTCGTTAGTTTTGTTATCTGCTATGCGATAACCTTTAATTTGTTCGTCAGTTAAATTTTTAGCAATAACAACTGGTACTTTTGCCATTTGTAATTTTTTAGCGGCAAGATACCTTGAATGCCCAACTATAATAATATTATCTTCGTCAATTACGATTGGTTGTTGCCAACCATATTCTTTTATAGAGTTTGCAACCTTTTCAATATCTTTTTTCTTACGAGGGTTATTTTCATAAGGTTTGATTTTTTTTAATTCAAATTCTGTAATTTCCATCGCACATAATCTGGGTTGTTTTTTTCAATCTCTGTATAGTGTGTTGCCATACCATTGACAGTATCTTCTTCATTTTTGCCTTCTAATTGTCTAACATAAAATATTGCATGTAGCAATTCATGTTTTACTAGGTCGACTGCTATACTACCACCTCTTTCAATTATCGTCTCATCAACATATATTTTCATCTCTCTTGAATGAAAGCTACCTTGTTGTTCAGCCAACTCATATGATATATGGTTATTTATTTGTATTATTTGAATACGATAATGCGATAAATTTATAAACTCTGGTAATTCAACTTTTTTCACACCTCATCAAGTCTCCTGTTTTCACAATAAAAAGTCCATGTTTTTAGCGATTGACCTTCATAAGTACCTTTTTCTTCAGCTAATTCCATAAGCATCTCAACCTTATTCCAAAAAACAAAGTCTAAACACTCTTGTTTTGTGTCAAAAGATTTAAGCAAGTAATCGGTATATATTGGCTTATCAATATCCTGATACCATAACATAGCAGTTATGACCCAGATCATTTACGTTTTTTCTTACGCAAATCTAAGTCGTGCTTTCTTGAACCTCTTAAAAAACTATTAACTCTACCCATTGACCATGCCGCCATGGGTACTCTTCTTGAGCCAGAACTTAAAAAAGCACCTTGCCCTCTACGATAAACTTTTGCCAAAGTACCATATGTATATCTTTTTGATGCTTTTGCTTTTCTTTGCAATGTAGCTTTTACTGAAGCCGATAGTGGTTTTCTTTTGACTGCCATTATAATTTATCTCTTTTTCTTAATAAAGCTCTTGGTATCACTTTACCTGCCTTATATAAATTTGCTATTCTTTTCAATAGGTTAGCTCTTTGAGTACGCTTCTTACCTTTTAATCCTGATAAGTATTTTTTTGGTAAACCAGATTTTTTGTCTTTTGGAACTTTTCTTTTTTTTGCCATTATTTACCTATTTTTCTTTGGGCTGACAGATGTGCTTGTCTGAATGACTTTCCTTTTTTCATATCTTGAGCCATTGATTTCATGTGTTTAAGGCTGTGATGTCTAGCATGACTTCTCATTGTTTTTTGTTGTCTCGGTTTGAGATCCTTGATTATATTTTTGATAGACGCAACCTTAACCATTATTTTCTCTTATTCTTTTTTTTCTTTTTTTTCTTTTTACCCATGTGATATGGCATAGAAAACTCCCAAAAATTAAAATTAAATTGATATATAATTACACGAATGGTAATTCTAATAACTTTTACGCTTGTCTGATTACAAAGTCAATAGCTTTGATCTAAAAATTTTTTGAATTCTTCAATTGCTTCTCTTAAACGATTTCCAGCATACGATCTATGCATCTGATATTTGGCGGCAAGTTCTTTAACTGTAAAATCTTCTACACAAACTTTATAAAGTATTTCAAACGCAAAATCACCAACCCATGTGTGTGATCTAGATAATTTATATATTGCTTCTACTCGATCTACTGCAATGTCATTCCACCCATGCACATCACCAATTTTGTGAAAATTTGAGGTATAGCTACCAATACGTGACTTTTCCCATAATCTACGAAACTTCAATGCTGTAAAATATTGTACTGTATTTAAAACTTTTTTTGATCTTAAAATGTCTAATGAACTTTCAGTAACATTAATCATTACAACTCGACCTTGACCTCGAGCCTTTTCTTTTTTTGTACCAATAAATCTTGGTTTTATTTTTCGCTTATCTTCAGGCTTTATTGCTTCCATTAACAGATAGTAGCTGATTTGCAATTACTTGACAATATTTAGCTTATTGGAGTTCCATCTCTCATATCGAATGCTAATCGGTGTCCTTCTTTATCAATAAAAATTATTTCTGGGTAAGAATATGACAACATCGTAAAATTTTCGTTTAGTACATCAGGAAATTTAGACCGAAACCAATCTTCGTGCGTCATCTGTTTTTGTTTAATAATTTTATCTTCGTCAAGCCATCTTTCTTGACTTATAAATGTAGAAAAATGCGGAATAAACTCAATGCTTGATGCTTTTTCAACTGTTTTGTTATATGCACAAACAAGTATATTTGCATCTACCTTATCTCTAATTTTACTCCATTTCTGATAAGCAACTTTTTTTGATCCTCTTCTTGCTTTTAACTTTTGCCATATTTCATTAAATTCGCCTATATATTCTATACCTTTATTATTACCTTTATTATGATTATTGTTAATTAGTTTGACATCTGGTTTGATAATTGGATCTTGATAATGGTCATAATTCAATATTTTAATAATGTTTGGGAAGTCTGCTGATTTGCTATTATCTTTGACAATTAGTATGCAATTAAATTTTACTAGTTTATCTAAATAGTATCTAACTCTGTGACTTTCCCAGTTCCAAACAGCTGATATATAAGAAACAGAATGGCACAATTCACCTCTTTTTAATCTTGTCGTTTGTGTACCAATCGTAAAATCTCTTTCTTTAAAACTGGCCTCTAGCAATAACCATAACCAAGCACCAATCTCACAAAATTTCCGATCTCGTTTTTGTAGTGCTGGATGTTGTAGTATACTTCTGTCAATTTTGATATAACCTTGCATAGATTTTTTTCCTCTCTTCTAAGTAGTCCAAATGTTTCATTGTAATTTTTTTACATGGACTGATTTTGGCATAATATAACGATAAGTCGTACGGATTAATACCAAATTTTTGATAAAATCTAATCTCGCCTATATCGTGTTGCATTCGGTGATATTCATAACTCATAGGAATTACAAAATCAGATGGCTTTAAACTTATGCCGGCATCAGATAAAACTCTTATATGACAAGCCTGAACATCTTCTTGTCCACTTATACAACATGGTTGTTGTCTTATAAAATTTATATGTTTTATTGATCTATACATAGTGAGGCAAACTACGGTGTTTACAATGAAACTTGGAGGAAAATTGTAATTTGCCTCTGCAAACACACTAATAGTCTCAAAAAATAAAGTCAATATTCTATTTACTGATAATAAAAATTATAATATTTCTTAAATAAGCTTAATTTTTTATGGAGGAACATATGAAGCTTTTTACTAGATCACAACTAAATAAATTAGTTGACAATCACAATCAACAAGACGGCACTAAAGAATTTAAAGCTGTCGTCAAACTCTTTAATCCAACTGGACAAGGCACTTGGTATCTTTCAGAATATGACCCAATACGAGAGGTTGCATTTGGTCTTTGTCATATATTTGAAAAAGAACTTGGTTACGTAGACATTAAAGAGTTAAAAGAATATAAAGGCATGATGGGACTTGGTATTGAAAGAGACAAACTTTTTCAATCAAACAAGCACAGTCTTGATGATTGCATGAATTTATAATGATAACTATTGAGTCAAGTAGAAATAGAGATATTATTTTTAGGTGTGACGATACACCTTTAAATCGGCAATTAATTCATTTAATTGTTGCTATCTTTAATCTGCTTGACTCAACTAACGCAACATACGAGGTAGGAGGATTACATTGAAAAAGAAAGCAACACCAAAAGAAAATGGTTGGAAATACTTTGCTATCAATCTAACAGATAAAGAATTGAAAGACATAAATTATAAACTTGATTGTATTAGATTTATGTATGAAAAAGTAGGTCACCCTTTACATATTAGTAAAATAAAAAATACAAATAAGCAAAAATTGCATAATAAGGAAATAATCAAATATTTAATTGATAGCGAATTTCAAATTTTCCAAAATATAAGTAAGGAGGTACTTTATGAAGAAAACAACACTAATAATAATGATGATTACATTGATGACGGGTTGCTCAGTAAAACCCATCATTGATAGCAGAGGCGGTTCTGGTAATATACCTCATAATGCAGAAAGACAACACGACGATATGTACACTTGTAAAGCAATAGCTGAAGATAATATAAATGCAGTATGGGAAGTTAGTAAAAAAGTATACAATGTTACTAGAATTCGATTTTTAAATCTCACACCAAAAGCACCAGACAATTATAAAATAATTATGGAAAAATGCCTTGAGGGCAGAGGACATCAAGTATTGATATGGGAGTAATTTCAAATATACTTGATTTCATTATTGCTCTTTGTTTGGTTTTAATGATTTATACACAAATTTCTTACATAAAAGCCGATTGGTGTTCTTGGGAAATAGAAAAAGTTTTATTTACATTAGAAGACATAAAGGAGAGTTTAAATGGGACACAATAAAATATTTGTTTGTAAAGAATGCGGATCAATGTGCGATCACGATGAAATAACGTACGAAGATATTTGCATTGAATGTAAAGATTGGGAGGATATAAATGGCGAATGGATATATTCATTACCACTTCAAACTGACTAGAAGAGAGTCGTTGGCATTACAGAAATTTCTTCTCAACGAAAAACTAGATATGTTTGACAAACAAGCACTTCCAAGAGTAGTTGATAAGATAATGAACGGAGAACTGCGTGAAATACCGAAATAGTTATTTTACTTGTTTCGGTAAAAAGATAATATATGCATTAATAATAGGAGGAATTATATGTCTATACTTTCTGATATAAATTATCGGCATTCTGCTGGTAAATTAAATAAATTAAGAAATGATCCGCAAGGATATGTTGCTGAACAGATATTCAATATCAAAAGCAAACCTAACGATAAAATGAAAAGGGGAAATGTTACCGAAGAGATTGCAAGGTTTATATTGCATAGAGACCCAAACGATGAACAAATACTAAGTTATGCACAAAAAAAATCAGAAGAGTATGGTATAGAAGATATAGAAAATGTAGGTTGGTCTATTCTCTGTGCAAGAAATATGGCAGAAGAACTAGAAAGCAGACAGTTAAAAAGACCTAAAATATATCAAGAAGAATTTAAACAACATTTACCATCTTTTAGATACTATTCTCTTGGATATGGTGATTTTACTTACGACAACATTACAGTAGATTTAAAAAGTAAAGATAGAATGCCAAATTACGGAAAAGCAGAATTTTCTCATATTCTGCAACAATCATATTATTGGGGTATGAGTGGCAAAAATAGACGATTTGCACTCTTATACGGTACAACAAAAAAAACATTGTTTATTGAAATACCTCAAAAAGAATTAGCTGACGGTTGGGAAATTATGTTAAATCATATGCGTTGTATTGAACATTATGACGATATATGCAATACAAGACAAGATTGGTTGAATATGTTTCCGTTCCCTGATACTAATACTTTCTATTATAGTGATGAAAACTATAAGGAAAAAATAATCAACCTCTATAAAGGAGCACATAATGAAAACAATTAACTGCGAAGTTACTAAAGTTTTTGACAGAGATCCGTCAAAAAAAACACAAGGGTTTAGTTTTAGACCTTTAGAAATGACAGAAGAAAATATTGAGTATTTTCAGTCATTCGATAAATCAAAATGGGATAACAAGTTTAAAAGTATAGCTTGTAATATATTTCATAATAACAAACCTAATCCAGATTGGCTTGTAGAAAAAGCACAAGTTGAACTTGATATAATGAATAAAGACGGTTGGCTGAATATTGATATTGCCTCTGTCAAAGTTCTAAAATTACCAGAGGGATCTTTCCAAGATGATGTTGAACAACTTGATGATGATTTTGTTGCAGAAGAACTTGAAAAAGAACTTAACACAGAACAAAAAAAATCTTCACAAGATCAAAAGAAAGAAAGAATGCTAAAACGCATAGAAAGCCTTGTAAATAATTATGGTGAAGTATTTAAGGTTGTAAATACTCACGATAATTTAGTATCGCTTGATACAAGTTTAAAGAAAGATATTGCAACACATATCAATATAACTTTATCTAACGAGGGGTACTAACATTATGAGGGTTAGATCAATAGGTTTTACCTCCAAGATTCCCCCTGATCTAGCCCTCGCCAAGAGGTTTTTATGGAATGGACAAATCCAAAATATTTAGAAAAATTAAAATCTAAATCTTACGACATCTGTATTGACGCAAGAGAGTCAAAAGCAGGTGTTGAGTCTTTATTAAGACAAAGAGAACGATTAAAAAGCAAATTATTTATTGAATACAGACAACAATGTTCATCAGATAAATTAGCTGAAAACATGGCAAAAGCAGATTACAAACTTGAAGAACTTGATAAAAAAATAGATTTTGCAGATGAGCAAATGGCTCGAAATTGGGGCATTAAAGAGGCACACCTTTTAGAATGTGAAATTGTAAGATCACAAATTGCAACCAGACGAGAAGAGTTAAAAAATGGAGTCTAAAAAATTTATAATCAAAGCACCAATATGGAATGGAACTGATAGATGTATTGGTATTGCACCATTTCGTTTAAAAAATAACAGTTTAAGAGTCACTTGTGGCTATAAAAACAAACAAGGTAATAAAATATGGGAAGGAGAATTATATGTCTCAAAGACATTTGCAAATAAATATCCGATAAAAGAGTACAAATGGGGAAAATGTTATGTAATCAACCTACAAGAATTAATTGAATACAACGAATGGATAGAAGAAAAAAGACGAGAAATGATGACTACTACTTGGTCAAAAACATACACCAAAACTCAAATAAACGAGATTTTATTGAAAAACCCTAATATTTCAGACATCTGTAAAATGTTCCCTGGTACCCAAATTGAACCAAATCCGTCATAGCCTATCAAATTTGATCGTACAAGCAAATATGCCTCTGGGAATATCACAAGACCAGATTGGTCGTAAATACCTCTAATTATCGCTTAAAATCGCATAGAACAAGTATAGAACATCATTTTTTTTTATTTTTATTGTTTACTGGTACTGTGCCAGTAGATATAGTTTACTCAGTTAAACAAAAAAATTACTTGGAGGTAATAATGTATATAAACAATCAAAAAAGAAAACTTGATCCTAGAGACTTAGATACAGTAGAAAATGCAGAATATTTTACTTGTATTTATTATAAACCTCAAGGTCAAAGCATAAGAGAAGAACATAAAACTTATAAAAAAGCTTATATCAGAGCAAAAGCTATGACTTTGGCACCAATGAACTGGAATAAAAAAAAATTTATGTTCTATGCAGTTAAAGGTACTTCTCAAACATTTATTGGAGGATTAAAATAATGAAAAAGTTAATGAATAATATGGAAAGTAATGAATTTTATTCGTTTGCTAAATCTTTAGGGGTTGATTCTAACCTTTACTCAAACCACGACAAATATTTGCGTGATTTAGAGAAACAAATTAATTCTAAATTTAGTAAACGAAACAACAGACTTTATTACAAAAAAAATATGTTAGAAAGTTGCATTACGCGAATTGAAAATCTTAAATCTGAAATTTCTGAAATTGAAAAAGAAAAAAAGGAAATGGAAGAAAGTCTTTTATTGATCCAAGATGATTTCGATAAAAAGCCAAAGGCTAAAAAATTAATATCGAAACATAAAGATGTAGTATCTTTTCATCAAGATGATTTTGGTGGATTTTTCGTTTGGGGTGATTTTCCTGAAGATGATGAAAACGACCCATATCACGATAACCATCTTTGTACTACTTGGGCGGGGGTCTTTGAAAGAGTAAATACTTACATTAAATTATCAAAAAAATAATAATGGAAACTTTATTATATTACTTTTTACTACCAACTTTCTTCGGAGGGTTGGTAGTATTAGTTCTATTACTAGCTTATCAATATCAAAAATGGGAGGATAAACAATGAATATCAAAACAGTATTAAAATCAAAAGACTTTGAAGATTATATTTTTAAATACAAACAACAAGAATATAGAATTA